TTACTGCTTGTCCTGGACCTTCGCGCCTAGCACCGTCGCGACGATGCGGATGGCGTTGAGGATCGAACTCGTGGTCGAGTTCGGAATGACCTTCGCCAGCCGATCGCAGAAAGTGACGAGCGCGACCAGGACACCGAGGAGCGGTCCCCATAGCGAAATCAGACCGCCGGTCACGCCGTCGCCGACCGGAGCAGAAGCGACCGCGCCCTGCGCGAACGCAGACGCGGTGAACATCACGGCGAGCATCAGAATGAGCGCGCTGCACATGACGATCGCGAACGGATTGCAAAACGGAACGCGCACAACAATCGGAAACGGCGAGCCGAAGCACGCCGCCGAACGGGCAAGCTTTTTCATGGGTGACTCCTTGATTTGCCCGACAGCCGGCCGGGCGCGGCTTCTACGGCGTGGCGACTTGCGCCCAAGCCCAGAACACGCAGGCGCCGCATGCAGCGCCGGGAACGACGTCGACCACGAAATGCTGTTTCGTTTTGAGCGCCGAGATCGCGATCAGGATCGGGAACAGAATTCCGACATGACCGGCGAGCGGCCAGTTTCTCCCGATCGTGAGATCGGTCACCGTCGCCACGCTGACGTGCATCGACGGCATCGAATTGCGCAGCTTGTCGAATGACCAGACGAAATCGAGGAAACGCTGCGACAGCGTGCCGTGCCACGCCGGCCGGTAAGCCTCACGCCAGTAGATCGGGATTTCGACCGGCAGGAACAGAAAGAATGTCATCTGGACGGCGAGCAGCGCGAGATAGCAGCCGACGGCGAAGGCATAATCGCGCCAGTTCGGCACCGACCATGCGGCGAGCACGATCATCGGATAATAGAGGCCGCTATAGACCCACACCCATCGCGGATCGTAGCCGATCATCGCGTCAAAGCGCGTTTCGAGGCAGCGCGCGGCAAACCAGCGGCGGCGCTGCGCCCAAAAGTAAAACTGATAACCGCCGATTATCAGAACGACGGTCATGGCGACTTCGATGCCCCGGTCGAAGGGCGTCATAGTTTCTGAGCGAGGAACCAGCCAAGCTCCCAAAGCGCTAGCGCCCAGCCGATGCAACCGTAGAGGTGCGATGGGCCGAGTTGTTGCTTCCGATCGTAGAACGGCACGATGATTAGAAAGCCGACGACGATATGCGCGACGGCCTCGTAAGAACCCTCGATTGACGGGATGCCCGTCAGGCGCGGTGCGATAAAGATGCGACCGACCGCAATGGCGGCACCCAGCACATAAATCAGAATTTTGTTCATGGCTTCAGCCGGTGATGATTTCGCGAAGCTTCGCGAGGAAGCCTTCGTGTTCGGCCGGCGTCATCGGCGCGGCAGCGATGGGCGCGATCGGCGGCGCCACGGCGAACGGCACACGCGCGCCAAAGTCGAAGCCCGGCACGCGCACCCGGCTCACGTCGACGTCGACGCCATCGATCGGCGGCGAGATCATTTGCAGGAGATCGTATTGACCGGCGAGCGTGGCTTCCTTGGTGCCGGAAAAGCCGGTCGATTCCGCTATCCAGCGCAGTGTGATCACGCCGTTCGCCGTCAACTGGCTCAGCGTATAGCCGGAGCCATAGCCGCCAGAGCGGTAGCGTTGCGACTGGAATGCCTTGTGGTAGGCGACGATGCCCGGCATGTCGGCCGCCGGCGCGTCATAATCGATCGCGCTGTAGATCGCGCTGTCGCTCGGCATGCCGATGGTCGGCAGATAGCTCTCGCACCATTCGCGATCGAGCTGCCCTTGCGGGGCGCCTGACGGTTTGCCGCCGATTTCGTAGATCAGGAATAGCGGGACGCCGGCCGCGGCGAATGCGCGGGCTTCCGCAGGCTTGATGACCTTCGGATTGTTCACGTCGAGCCGGTCGAGATAGCGGCCGCCGATCAAGTCGCCGTTGGCGAGCGCCTTGAGCGCCGGAAGCTTTGCCGTCAGGACGACATTGGTATCGATGATGATGGTCATGGCGATCTCCAAAATTTAGCAGTCAACGATTTCGCCGTTGCGGACGAAAAAGTGAGCCTTGCAGGCGGCCGTCAAAAGAACTGACGATGAACCGGCGACGAGTGTGAGGTCGTGAACGCCAGTGCCTTGCATCGTCCATCGGCCGGGCGTCGGTGCCGTATCCTGCGGAACCTGCGGAGCCCAACAGATGACGACGTGACCGCCGCGCGCGTCCTTTATCTTCTCGCGAAAGCATTTCGGACATAGGAATTCGATGCCGTCGGCACCGGCCAGGTCCGGCACGCAATGAAATTCCCGCGCGCTATCGCGCTTGAGAAAGACCGGCTCAAGTTCGGCGAGCTTCATGCGCCGCTCGCTTCTGATTAGCTTTCCACACCCGCTCGCGCTGTTCCTTGGTCGACGTGACGATCAGATGATGATCTTTCTCGACCAGCTCTACGGTCATGCCGAATTGCCGCGCCAGGTGCGCGAACGCGGTCAGCAACTCGCTCTTGCCGGAGTCATGATCGCCGCGCGCCTTGAGCTTGAAGGTCTTGACGTCGGCGGTCATTTGATCTCGCCGTTCGTGATGAAGCCGTGCCAATGGCCGCTCTTGCTCGCGTCGACGGACGGCGTGAGCGTCAGCGTTTCAAAAGTGTCGCCGGTTCGTTTCCAGATAGGCCGATCGCGATCCCATGGCGGGTCAATAAACGTCGGGAGAATACCGGCCGGATCGAGGGCCGGCTCAAACTGGACGCCAAGGCGCTCTTTACCGCAGTGAGGGCATAGGAACGTGACCCCGGTAGCAAAGAGCGGCTCTGGCCACAGCGAATAATCGGTGCGGCCGACGTCCAGGCGTCGGACGGTCCATCGCGGCTCAAGATCGGCGAGGCGCATCATCGCGCGGCTCGGTGCCGATCAACGGACGCCAATGCGTGAATTCGACCGGCGCATCATTATAGGAATCCTGCACGATGCCGCCGCTCAGATAAAAGCCTTCCTCGCCGGGATTGCCCCACCAATGAACCACCATCGGTGGCGATTGATTGAAGCCCCAATGCGTACCGTAGGGACCGCGACAAACGAGAATGTGCGAGCCGTCTTTCGGCGCAGCGTCGGCCGTCTGCCAGCGTTGCAATTCGAGAAGATCGCGCATCACGTCGCGCACATGCTGCGCTGCGACGCCAGACGGATAGGATATGCTGCGCTTAGTGTGTGCGATGCTTTCGGCGACGCGCAACACTTCAGCGATGTCCGCAGTCACGCGCCCGCTCCCGGCAGAAAGCACCTGATCTGCGTCTTGCCGTCGCCATCCTGATACGGCCACACGAAAGCCGGACCGGCCTTGTTCGGCACGGTGACGAGCGCGGCTTTCGGCACGTCGATCCATTGGCCGTCGAGGCGCACGCGATAGCCGGAATTCACGTCGTCGACTTTGCCCTGGTTGTCCCAATCGTCGACTTCGATCTGCAGCCCGTCGGCGAACGAGCAGCATGGCCCGGTGCCGGTGCCCTGCAGGCTGTCGAACCACGGCTTGAGCGGGGAATCCGCATAGCGGCCGTCGTCATGCGCCATCGCGCCGAAGGCGAACGCGACAAACGTCGTGATCGCGGCGATGAAGATTGCAAATACAATAAGGCCGCGCCGTCCGATCATGTCACCCTCGCCAGCCGCCGATCCAACACGCGAACAGCACAAGAGCGATCAACGCCACGGCGAACACGCCGACGATGGCCGCAGCGATCCTCACCATGCGGCAGCGCCACCACGCCATGTCGCGGTCGAGCTCATCGAGCGGCGGGACGAAATAGCCGACGTCGCCCAACGCCGCGTCGGGCTGCACTTCCGGATTGATGATGCGCAGCCGTTCGCGTTTCGCGGCGTTGAAGAGATCAAGCCGGCCGCCCATCGCTATCTGGCCATCGCCAAAACTCGCCGCCCATACGCGGTGCAATAAGGCCGACCGGCGATGCCGTGATTGTAGCCGGAGATCGCCGCGCACAGATCCGACGAGCTGCGCAACGCCAGCGCCAGATATTTCATGCCGGCGCGCAAATTGCCGTCGAACGTATAGGGATTTTCGCCCATCGCTGCGGCGGTATGCGGCAACACCTGCATGACGCCGACCGCGCCGGAGCTCGAGCGCGCGCGCGGATTGTAGCCGGACTCCATCCTCACGACGGCATGCGCGATGCTGATCGGCACGCCGGCGGCGAGCGCCGCCGCGGTCACGGCCTCATGGACGCCGTCGGCCGGACCGGAACCGCTGACCACGCCGGAGACGATGGCCACCCCGACGCGCATCGGAATCGCTATGACGCTCATCACCTGATCGCCGACGCCGAGATAAGGCAGTTCCGGCGCCGCGACGGGATGCGGCGCGATTCGATGCCATGAACGTGCCTGGGCGGCATTTCCAGCACACAGTGGAAGACAACAGATCAGCGTTGCGAGGAAGGTTCGCATCAGGTCACCTTTTCGGTTGTTGACAGCGCAAGGAACAATGGTTGCGGGCACCGACCGCGACCGCCTAAAATGGCCGAATGCTGCGAAAACTTGCGTCCGACCTCACGCCGGCCATCGTTCTGCGGCCAGCGCTGCGCCTGTGGCATCGTGCGCGAGGAATCGGCATTCACACTTTCGAGGGCTGCTATCCCTCGCTAGCGGACGCGCCCTGTGGAACGGACCGCTTTAATAATGATGAACTCGCCGCCCGATCGGCTGCGACTTGCGCGCTGCGCTGGGCCAAAATCGGGGGCAGCCAAGACTGATGCAACCGGAGCGTCGCTGTTGCCGCTGACGGTCTCTCACCTGATCGGCGAACCCGTTACGGTGATCGATTTCGGCGCCGGGCCCGCGGTCGGACTGATCGATATTCTCGCACAGGTGCGCGGGCTCGATCTCGCGACGTTCCGCTATATTCTCGTCGAGACGCCGGCATTGTGCAGGGCCATCGAAAAACCGCTGCGCGAAATTCTAATGCACCGGCACGGCAGCTCCGATTTTGTCGAAATTCTCGACAGCATTCCTTCGGTAATGCGCGCCTCACGATCGATCATCAGCGCCGGCAGCGCCCTGCAATACATTTCGGATTACCGAGCCACGCTGTCGCGATTGCTTGCACTCGTACCCGATCATCTGATCATATCGCAAACGCCGGTGAGCGATCATCCGACCTACGCGCGGCAGCAGCTCAACGTGCCGCGCGCGACAATCGCCTCTTGGGTTTTCAACCGCCGCGATTTAATCGCGGACGTTGAAACGCTCGGCTACCGATTGGTGTTTGCCGCCGATCACGATCTGCCGCTTACGCACAAGAATGCGCCAGCGCCTTCGGTCATGGCCAGCATGGTGTTCAGCAGGTCAGCCAGTAAACGCCGGGACTGATATCGGGTCGGATTGTGGAAGGGCTGCGGCTTACTGTTTCCAGATCCGCAGTTCGGCATAAATCTCGGTGTTAAAGCTTGCCGGCAGACCAAACCCGTTAGTGGCTTCGGTCGAGCTGCATTGGTGATCGAGCTCGATCGCCTTACTTGAGGTAAGCGTGAATACCGCCTGACCAACGGAGCCGGATTGGACGCCGGCGCCGCAATAGGCGGATGATCCGTAGGCGATAAGTGCGCTGTCGGTGGCGTTATAGAGACGGCTCTGGTGATATGAGACGCTAGCTGCCGGCGCGCGCCATTCCGCGTAATAGGTGCCCGCCGGCAGCGTGATCTGATTGCTGGCGAGAGAGGCGCCGGAGATCACGTTGCGGACCGCCGTTGTCAGCGTGCGCTGGCGATAGGCGCCGGAGGTGAAGGTGCCGCCTGCGGTGCCGGATGTTTTCTGATCCTGCAGAATGATGTCGGGTGCGGTCGTCTCGGTGTTGGCGGCACCTGACGTGATGGTGATGGCGCGAAGATTGGTGCCGTCAAAGACCAGCGGATAGAGGCCGCCAACGGCGAATTCGCCGCCTGCCAGCGCATTGCCGAGCTTGTCCTTGATGGAAATGACGCCGACGGCATCGATATTGATCGTCGCCGCGGCTGTGTTAGCTGCGGTCGGGACATAATAAAATCCCATCGGCCGCGCATAGGCGGCGATCGCCGCAACCAGCGCCGCGTCGCTCGTCGCCGTGATGGCGTTGCCGGTGCCGCCGACGCTGACGAGAAAGCCGAACGAAACCGTCCACAGCGCCTGAACTTCGGCATCGACGTCGTTGGTATAGGTCACGCCATCGTCGGAGCCGCCGTTGGCTTGCGTTGGCGTCTTGCGTTGCGCCGCGGTCATGTCCAGAGCTCCGGCGCTTCATCGACAAACGTCATGTCGGCGGTCCCATCGGTCTGCGGCGTGACGGCATAGACGATCAGGCGGCGATATTCCGTGCCGAGCCTCCCGCTGGTGCACAGGCAGCCAACGTCGATCTGTTCGTTGCCGGCGGAATCCACGCCGGGGTCGGCGAACGGCGTCGCGAACGTCAGCGTGGTCTCATCGCCATTCGTCGCGGCGGTGACCTGTTGAGTGAAAATGCCCTCGCCGCCCTTGAGGCGGATGCACAGCCCGGTTTTGCCGCCGAGATCGAAGATCGAAGGCGCCGTGAACAGGTGCGCCTGAGAGAAAATCCCCGCTTGGGTATTGACGCGCAAGGAACCGTCGAGCGTGAGCCCGGTAATATTGCCACCGCTCGATTGGACCGACTGGATGCGCGCGTAGCCGGCATAATTGTCGAAAATGTCCGTCTGGATGCCGACCAGGTCGCCGCGCTGGCAGACGATGGATTCGAAATCGCTCTTGCCCTTATAGAAGGTGAGTCGCAACTGCGCCTGCAACAGATCGTAGGCGGCGCGCGTTTCGACGCCAATGCCCGGAACGGCGATATTGTCGGTCGCGTTGACCAGGCCGTCATAGGCTATTTGCTCGAGCCGCGAGGAATCCGGATTGTTCGGATCGGCGAAGACGATGACCTCGTTCGCCAGATAATTGTTGCTGGCGTCCTGGAAGCTCGCACGGATGCCGGTCGGCAATCGGGCGAAGGCCTTGCTGACCGAAAAGCCGCTCATATTGCGTGGCGTGAACACCTGGACCGGCGACATCGCCGAGCGGTCCTGATCGAGCATCACACCCCACAATTCGCTGTGGGTGAGTTGCGCGTAACCCGACGCCGCGATCATGGTGGCGACGTCGATATAGGTCTTGCCCTCGACGACGGCATTGCAGCTATAGCCGAGAGCGCTGCAATGGCTGCGGAAGGCAACCAGGCCGGCGCTGTCGACGATCGATGGCGGCAGCGGCGAGCCGCCCTGGGTGCCGGTCAGGACGTCGTAGATATGCGGCGCCGGATTGGACGTCGTCGTCACAGTGTTCCAGCCGGCGCCGTCCCAATCCTTGACGTAGCTCGACGCCAGGACCGAGAGCTGGTCGATCGAGCGGTTGGTAACCTTCGCCGCGATGACGGCAAACGCCGCCGGGTTCGGCACCGGCGGCGTGTTCCAGATCGACGAGAGCCGCGCCAGCTCGACCGGGTCGGCGAAAGCCCGCTGATCGTAGACTGTCTGATAGGTGCCGGCGCTGGTGACGTAGCCGAAGAAATCGTAGATCGGATCGCCGGCGCCGGCCGAGAAATAATCCGACGTATTAAACTTGGCATCGTATATCGTCTGGCCGCGGATCGCCTGGATTTCCCAATTGCCGCTTTGCGGAAACTTGGTGGGGTTATTGAGGTAGAACTGGATCTTGTCGGTGAAACAGTCGACGTTGATCACCCCTGACGTGGTGCCGATATTATCGTAATAGAAATAAGTATCGCCCGAACCGGCATAGAAATAGCTATCGGCGGTCCAGCCGCCACTCCCAATCGGCGCCACGTTCTGCGTTGGCACGCTCGTGAACGCCCGCACCGGGCCGCCGGAATTCGGCATGACATTCTGCGTCGGCGGCGCCGCCTGCCACATCAGTTTTGCCGCGACCTGGAACGACGCCGTGGTCGTGCGTACAACGTGAAATTCCGGCAGGTTGATCCAGCTGCTTTGTCCAAACTGCCGCATGCGGATGCGGAACGGCGTGAACGTGGCAGCGCCGGAGGTGCTCGAAAGTCCAGAAGGAAAGTTGAACGCGATCCAGATCTCGTCTGGCGCGACGCGGCTGGTGACGCCGTCCCATTGCGGGCAGGACAGCGCCGGATCGGTCTGATTGAGCAGATTGACGCCGTCGCCGCCGGTCGAGAGGTCGATGACATGCTGGCTCAACTCGACCGTCGCGGTGGCGTCGGTATAACTCTGCCGCTGAACGAGCCCGAGGATCGGCGAGTTCGGCAAGCCTTCCTGAATCTCGGTCTGCAATTCGGGGATATTGGTTTCGGCCGTGGTGCCGATCTCGACGGCACTCAGTTGGTGAGGGCCGGCCAGCCCATAAACGCATTCCGCAACGGTAGTGTCGCCGACAATCTCGATCAACGGCGGCGAGATGATCGCCGGGAACACCCGCATGGTGCCGATGACGCGCGGGATCGAACCGCCCTTGCTTAAGACGTTGCCGGATAGCGACGCCGCCGCGTCGGTGCCGCGGTCTGACGAGACGGTACCCTGATTGGCGCGCAGCGACGGCGGCGGCGACAGAGCCGCGATGGCGAGCGCGCCGCCGATGCCGATCGCGGTGCCGGCGATCGCCGCGCCGACGGTGGAGGCAGCAAAGCTGGCGCCGAGCAGCGGCGCCGCGGCGCCGGCGGTGACCGCCGTCGCTGCGAGCAGCACGGCGATCGTGGCGACCGACGTTAGCGGATTTTTGCGCGCGCCGCCGGAGCTGCCGCCGCTACTACCACCGCCGCCGCCGTTGCCGAGCGGCAGCGAGAAGATCACGACGACGTCGATCGGCTTGCCGCCGCGGACGCAACATGGCTTCGGCCGCACATGCGGCCACATCGCGCGCGGCACCAGTTCGCCATTGACGCGGGCGACGCATCGCTCGCGAAAGCCTGGCGGCAGATCGGATTGCGCGCCGAGGATCTCGGCGATCGACGGCGTGCGCTCGGCCGACCAATCGACCGGCAGGATGCGCAGCGGGCCGTCGAACGGCCGCTCCTTGAGGACCGCGACGGGATGACGAAGCGGTGCATTCATGCCAGTGCCGCATGGCGGTAGAACGCGATAAAGCGCGTGCGCAAGCGCGGATTATCGAAGCTCATCGCAACCGACATCGGCGATCTCCAGACATGCAGCAGAATGCGCGGCGCGATGACGATGCCGGTATGCAAGGGATTGCCGCGCAACAGCGCAACGTCGAATAACCGCGGCTCGCCGTTCACGGCCTGCCACGGCGCATTGCCGGCGACGCTCAGCGCGCGTTCGGTCGCACGCGCTACGTCATCGGCGGAAACGTCGGCCTGCGGGTCGATCTCGATCCTCGCCTGGTGCTTGAGGACGAGATGCACGATGCCGAAACAGTTGCAGCCGTCGAAGTCGTAGCCGTCATCCTGGTAGGGAATGCCGATGAAGCGCCCGGCCCACGACGGCACCTTTATCGAAACAGTGCTGGCGTGTCGGTCGGCGTCGTTCTGATCTTCGGCCATGGCTCCGTCGAAATGTCGTAACTGAAAATGTCGCCGGTAAACTGGCTCGCATCCCATTGCACGTTGCGCAGGAACAGCGCCGCCGCGATGTATTCTGGCGACGGCGAACCGATCGGCTGGCGCGGATCGTCGTCGGTGAAGTCCGACTTCACCAGAAGCCGCAGCCCGATCTGCGGCGCATCGGAGATCGCCAGCAGCGCCTCGCCGATCTTGCGATGCACGTTGGGCAGCGTGACTTTCGCTTGCGGCGGGTTCTCGTCGTCGCTCACGAACGAGATCGAAAAGCCGGCGCCGCGATAGGTGTTGCCGCCATAGACGTAATCGACGATATCGCTGCAGACGTAGATCGGGCTTTCCAGGGCCGGGTGCGTGATCGTCGCGAAAATGACGATGACGTCCTGACCGTTGGTGGATTCGATCTCGTCGCGGAAGCCCGCGCTGATGGTGCGCATGGATTGGGACTATTGCCCGAACTGATATTTCCGCCCGGCGAACATATTGCTCAGCATAAAGCTGAGAACGGTCGCGAGCGGCTGCTTGGAATAAGTGACGTATTGCGCTGCCGGCGCGCCGCTGTCGGCGATTTCGCTATCGGCCGAGATTTCGAGCGCCGGATGGCTTGCCAGCGCCGCACTGGCGGCGGCGCTCGAGATCCAGATGAACCAGCCGGGCAGGTAGGAATGAACCGGCGCAGCAACGATCGTGCGGCCTCCTGGTCTCGTCGTTGGCGTACCCGGTGCATCCTGCGCCGGGCTCCAGACCTCGACATTCGCAATGCACACGTCGCCACGCCATGAGCCGGGATTGCCGTTCGCGCCCGCGAGCCAGTACGCACCCACAATCGGATCGGCCTGCGCAGCGGCCTCCGTTTGAAAGTTCAACAGATAATCGATCATAATCCCGCCAACAGGCTTTGTAGTTGCGCGCTGGTCAGCTCCGTACCGGCATACAATCCGAGCCGGAGATACCAGCCGAAAGTTTCATTGGAGCCGCCGTCGCCGCCGAGATACATCGTGGACGGCGTGCTGCCTACGCCCCAAGCCGTTGCATCCGACGTTGGAGTATCGCCGTCAGCGCCGAGGATAAGGCCGGAAAGATTGCCCGCGCTACCAATGGCGTGGAGACCAGCGAAGGCTCCCGACGCCGGCAGCGTATGATACACCGCCGCCCCATTGTAAGAACCAAACTCTGTCGGGTTTTGGTAAAAGAGCGGCGTGTCTGCGCCGTTAACGCCAATAAACTTCGGCGAGCCGTTGCCACCGAGAATACCCTGTGTCTTGACGACGGCGGTGCCAGTCGTCGCGGTCCATGGAAAATCCAGAACGTCAGGCGCCCGCGTCGCGCTCGATGATGTGGTCGGGATGTAAGACGAGGCGAAGGCAAGAGGCTCCTGTTGAGCTCCCCACAGATATGTCGTTCCGCTGGTCGGGCCGACTTCGACTTCCCCATACCCTGTAAATGTATTGCCAGTCGGCGCGGCGGCGATGACGAACTGAACCTCTTTACCGACCGTGGTCGCGAAAGAAAATGTGATGCTGCAGCGATACCAGCCGTTGCCGGTGTTCGATGCGGCAGACGAAACGAGTGTGCCGTTCCCGCTTGAGCTGGTCTGAGTTACCGTTCCGGCCGCGAGGTTGAAGACGGCCGCAACATAATTGGTGCCGTCACCGACCGATAAAGCGAAGTAGGGGTTGGTCCCCGCTTTGGCATAAACGCTTTTGGTATAGACGGTATTTGCTGTTGCGGTGATCCCCGAAACGTAGATCTCAGGCGTGGTCGAACCGCTTGCGGTGAACGACGATGCTGTGGTGGTGCCATCGGGAGCGGTTCCAGCCGACCCTGCGACTGCTCCATTATATTGTCCCCAATACGCATTGGTAAAAGTCTGACTATACTCAAAGTGGTTCGTGCTCGCCCCTTCGCGCAAAATCCCTTTCGGTGCGAGCGTGATCGGATCGTGGTCGAAGCGCAACACACCCGATGATGCTGACGCCAGCAATCCCGACGAATTGGTATAATATGCCGACGACGAGCGGGAGAATGTGCCGCCGATAGCGGTGAGCCACGCCGCAAAACCGGCATAGGTCGCGCCGTTATAGAGGTAATCATCTGCGCCGCCCTCAGTGGTGAAGTCGGCGAAGTGCGAAAAGAACAAATACAGCCCGCTCCCGGTGCCAGTTCCCCTTGGCGTGGTGACCGCCACATCGACTGCGCCGGCCGGCGCGACCAGAGGGCTGTTCGCCGTGATCGTCGTCGCATTGACGACCGTGACGTCGGTGCACGCGGCGCCGCCGATCGTGACGCCCGTCGCGCCGTTAAAACCGGTGCCGGTGATGGTGACCGGAGCGCCTGGCACCCCGACGGTCGGCGAGATCGACAAGACGGTCGGAAGGACGACACCTCCAGAGATCAGCCGAATTGCGAATTGGACCTCGAAGGTTGTCCCGAACGTGCCCGTAACCTTCGGCGCGTCACCCTCAAATTGAAATACCCCTGCGACGCCGGTGCGCGGGTGTTTCCAGATGAACTGCTGGCTGCCGTCGAGCAGCGTCGAGCGATAGAAGCCTTCAAGATCCTCCCAGTCGGAGGAGTTCAGCCACATCTTGCAAGACAGAATATCCTGCGAGATCGAGGAACGCCGCCGAAGCTTCGGCGGTCCGACCTCCGGCTTGAAAGCAGCCTGATTGGTTTCTGGCGCCTCGCCATAGGCGTCCTGTAGGACCACCTGGCTGATCCAGGACGGGAACGCGGCGGTCATTGTCTCAGCGTGGTTTCGGCCGCAGCGCGACGCCGAAGCGCGAGCGCAGAACGCCGTCCGCGCCCCCGCTCGCCAGATGCCTGTTCACCGTATCGGTGATGGTCGCATAAATATCGACGCCGCCATCGGCGCGCTTCTGCTGCGTAATACCGACCCCGGCGGAAGAGTGATTGTTGACGACATTGACGTTGACGTTCGGCGAGCCGCCGCCCATCGCCGCCATCTGCGCGCGCGTAAGAACGCCCTCGCCGCGTTGCGCGATGATCGGTACCTCATCGCCCGCAAGACCTCCGGAGTGAAAGCGCGGCGCATCGTCGAAGTAAGCCGGATGTATATAGCGCGGCGCGCCGCCGTCGCCGACGATGCCGCCGCTATGGAATGCGTAGGCCAGATCGCTGGGGTTGGCGCCGGTCGCAAAGGAATTTGACATCGCGAGCGTCGAGGATGTCCCGAACATCGACCCGAATAGCGAATACAATCCGCCGGTCGGCGCCCCGCCTGGCGCCGATCCCGGCGCTCCCCCCGCCGCGCCATAGAACAACTGATTGACGAGCTGCTTCGACACCATGCTCATCAACTGGTTTTCGAGGCCCTGCAGCGCCGAGGTCAAAACCTTCGCCGACGTCTCGCCGCGCGCCATTCCCTGGGCGAAGCTGTCGGCGAAGCTCGAAGCGAGACTGCTGGACTCCTTGAGATTTTCGTTCATCGCCGCCATCTGCGGCGCCGGTTCGTTTAGGTGATCCTGCCAATCATTGCCGTAGAGCTGCCGCGACGTCGTCGCCGCCGCCGCATCGCCCTGCGACATGGTCGCCGTCGAGCGTTGGAATTGCAGATCGAACAGCGCCTTGGTCGCGGGATTTGCATCTTCGGCGGATTGCTGGAGCGCGCGCATCCTGGCAGCGAGAATGTCGACGGCGTTGGCCATCTGCAGCGGATTTTTCGGATCGAGCAAGCCCTGCAATTGCCACGCCTTCAACTGATCGGCCGTCGCCGCAGAAACACTTCCGAGGTCGAACACACCGACGCTCGCCTGCTGGCTTGCCAAGCCCCACTCGGCGGTCGCCTGCGCCGAAATCCTGACGCCGTCGATCTGATCTTGGGTGTAGTGCGCACCTTGCTGCTGCGCCCGCTGCAGCCGTTGCGTCGCTTGCGTCACTGCATCTTCGATCGTCACCATGGGGCCGAGCGCCCCGACGTAAGCGCTCGTTTGCGAAATCTGCAGATCGAGGCTCGCCGCACTCATACCCCGATTGTAATCCTGCTGCGTGAAGCTGCCCGGCTGGCCGTTCGACTTGGTGAGTGCCATGTTGAGCGCGTTGACGCGCTCCTGGTATTTCTCGGTCGCCGTCGCGGCATCCCCCAACAGCGAAATTCTTTCCTTGTACGAGGAATTGAGCGCCGCCATCGCGCCGGTCGCGTCAAATCCACCGCTGTCAAAGGGATTGTCGTAGGAGCCGCCGGCCGGCCGCCGAAGATTGATCGACGGCGCGTCGGAAGACTGCGGCATGTCGGGAAACTGCATGCCGCCTTCTGCCAGACCGAAACGCCCAACCTTGTCCATGAGGGCGTCGAACCAACCCATTTTTGATTGCTGATCGGCAATTCCCTTGACTGCGGCGGCGACGCGTTCGGCATATTGTGCCGCCTGCAATTCGCGCTGCAGAACCTCGCTCGTCCAGGTGGATGCCATCAGATTTTCAGTGTCGCTCTTCGCCTCCTCGATCTGCGTCCGTAGATTTGCCCATTGGTCGATCTCGTCCTTGGGCAGAAGGGAAGCCGGGGCGGAAAGGCCCTGTATTCCGCCGGCAGCCGCCGTCGCGGCCAACAGATTGCCAGCGCCGAGCGAGCCGCCGCGGCCGCCGGCCGCCGCATGCGCAAGCGTTGCTTGCTGCTGCTGGTCCGCCTGCACATAGGCTTGCGCCAATAAATTCCACGCGGAGGTCGCATCGCGGGTCGACGCCATCTGCAGCGCCAGCGCCGGATTGATCTTCATCAGATCGGTATAGAGTTGCCCGGTGCCTTCGTGCAGGCTCCCGATCTGAACCTCGAAGCGCTCAAAGGATTGGCCTACCTGCTGATTGCTCATGCCGACGCTGGCACCAGCGAGATAGAGCTTTTGCAAATCGCCGGTAGCGAGCCCGGTAACTTCCGAGACGTTGCGCACTTGTTGCGCGACATCGCCCATCCGGTTCGCTTCGGTGACCATATAGTCGATAGCCGAGGTGATGAGCGCGACGCCGGCGGCGCCTGCAAGGCCTGCGGGGCCAAACCCGGCGAGCAATACGCCAACCGGTCCCATGCCGGCCGACAGCGCGATCATCTGCGTCTTGACGCCGCCGATCGCACTTGAGAACGCCTGGCTCAGCGTCGTGCTCTGGCCGTACTTCGCATTGAGCAGTTCGTGCATCTGCGCGTAGGTCGCAGTTGTTATGATCCCCTGGTTGAGCGCATTCGTCAGAACCGACTGTCCCCTGGCGAGCTGCTGCTGCGATTTGTACTGACTGTCGATTGAGGTGCGCAGCTTGTCGTAAGCGCCCTGCGCCGAGAGTTGTTTGCTGGCGCTGGTATCGGTAACGGTCGCAGTTGCGCCGCTCGCGGTGCCGACATTCTTTTGCGCGTCGGCAAGCTTGTTTAACGAATCCGTGGCCGTATCGACGCCGGTCGTCGAGGCCTGGATCGTAATGCGGCGGATGGTGTCGACGGTCGCCATGAAAACCTATTCGGTCGATTTTTTGGACGCGTCGAGATAGATGCGGTCAATCAGACGAACGTCGGCTGCAAACTGATCAAAATCATCAAGGCCGATGATGCGGTAGCGCCGCGCATAGGCGTCAATCGCGGTGAAACGGATCGGCCCGATGCCAAACCCGGCCTCACGGTCGCCGTCCAGCGCACAGAACGCCGCGTAAGCGAAAGTTAACTCAGCCGGAAGGTCAGGCGCGATCGCATCTTCGGGGATTGCATCGCCGCGATCGAGCGCGGCTTGCGCCAGCCACTTTGCGTGCGGGCCGAATTCCAAATCCCATTCGACCCGCGCCGTCAGTTTTTTTCGGCTTGCTCCGCTGGCTCCTTACGCCTGCTCGCTACCAGATTGCCGGCATAAGACACTGCCGCACGAAAGGCAGGAAGCGACGGATCCGATAACAGCTTCAACGCCAGCTCCGAGTTGAACGCGAGCGGCGTCTTCTCATCTTCCTCGAAGATGCCGTCCCAGCCGAGCAATACGGTCCGGTGGAGCAATTCGACCGCGACCTTGTCGGCGTCGAAGCGCCTTGTCCCAGCGTCGCGGAACAGCTTCGAGTGCAGCCGCTTGTAATCGGCGTTGCCGGTGCCACGGACGTTCAAGCGAACGCCGTCTAGGCCTTCAAAGGGAAGGTCTTCGACCCAATCTCCAGCCTCGATGGCTGCAACGTCCACGCGAATATCCGATAGCTTCACGGTGCCACTCCTGAATGAAACGAGAAAAGAACCGCGCCTCTAATCGGCGACCGGCAGATACCAGAAGCGCCCGACCGAGAGCGTATAGCCGAGCACCGAATTCACCTTGCCGGCGAAGGTGCCGTTGAACATGCGGCTCTGGTTTTTGGCGTCGACCGGAGAAGTGCCGGACACTTTCATGCTCGGCACGTCGAAGACGTAGCTTTCGCGGTTGCCGTCCGGACGGCCGCCGCGGAACATCAGCGACACGTCATTGTCGTTAAGCACCTGGTTGAGCAACGTCAGGTCGCCGAAATAGGCCACCAGTGTGCCGGAGACTTCGAACTCGCCAGAGAGCACGCCAATTGGCGAAATCGAACCGACCGCGAACTGCGTCGAGAGATTGTTTTTGATATCGAGCCCGATCTCGCTGACATAGGACGGACCGCCGACGGCGAGGCCGTTCTCAAAAATCTCGCCGACATTGGAGGATGCGTTGAGAACGCCATAGGTCGGCGCGGCGACATCGGACGCGCCGGAGGCGCGCGTGGTCGTGGCACTTGCCCCCATGCCCGTCATGCCGAGCGTGCCGGTGAGAACCGCACTCGCCTTGACCGCGAGCGATAGCGTGTTGACCTGCATCCCGGTGAAGTATTCGTAAGACGGTGACGCCAAATCCTGCTGCTGGCGCTCGAAGGTGAAGGTCTGCACCGTCGTGCCGTTGGTGAGAAAGTCGCCGCCGAACACCTCGATGGTCTTGCTGGTTCCGGCGTCTGTGGTAAAACCGGCCGGCAGGATGAAAAACGTCAGAGCATGCGCCGCAATCGCGCTGAGCCGCGCCCAGCCGTTGCATGCCGCCGTGGCGAATTGCATCGCCGAAGCATCGCCGCCAATCTTGAGCCATTGGCCGATGTTGAGGCCGAGCGTGGTAAAGTCGAGCGTGGTCGAAGCAAGCCCCGTCGCCGTTGCGGTGATATCGCCAGATGCTCCCTGGAAACCTATCACCCGCACCATGGCGGCGGCAGGAGGTGACGCTTCCGCGGTGAAGGTGGACGAAGCAAACACCACCGACGTCGATCCGGACGACGCAACAACGAACAGGCCGTTGTTCGCCGCCGTCGCAAAGCCTGACGTCAGCACCAGCATTCCCGTCTTGAACGGCGTTCCCGATCCGACCGTCATCGTGGTCGTAGTCAACGCCGTCACGCTCGCCGAGGGATTGTTCACCCAAGCGCCCTGCGCCGCCGCTTGGATCATGTCGTCATAGGCGGAAAACGACAATTCCAAACCGACGTTGCCGCCGGCCTCGAGCTTGGTGAGGATTTGCGCCGGGATTTGCCGATCGGCGCGGATTTCATTCGAGGTGGTGCGCGACGGCGTGTAAGCAAGCTGCGAGCTCGTCACCCGCAAATTCTTGATCGCCGGCGACGTCGGGATTGTCCCGATCGTGCTCTCGGCGACATATCCGGTTTTGGATCGTGAACTTGCGCCAGGCGTTGCCATTGCTTTCGTTCCTTATGCGAAAAAATCGTATTGGTAGGAGATTGACGTCGACAGCACCCAGTAATTGCCATCGTCGCCGGAATCATTGTCGATCGGCGGCGAGGCTTCGAAGCAGACGACGCTGTTGAAGGTCTGCAGGCGAAACAAGGCAGCGAGCGTCGCGCAGTAGCCCAGACCGGTATCAAGGCCCTGGCCGCTCGGCACGCTCACGACGATGCGGATCGTTCCCTCTTCGCGCACCGTGCGCGAGCCGACCGCGGCCATGCTGATGATGGTCTCCCGCGCCGTCGGAAATTGAAGTGTGACGAATGCCGAACCATCGGCCGGCGCCGCCGGATCCTGATTGGGAAGGATGATCGACGTCGTTGACCAGTTGGCTTGCAGCCGGGCTACGGCCGCATCGACGACAGCCTGCTGTGCCATGTTTTCTGCCGCGCTAAATGTCAGTAGGGCCGGATGACGATTGCGGGCTGTCTTATGTCGGCCTTGTTCTGGGCGGCTGCGGGTCGGCTCGATTTTCGCCCAACTTTAGGTCCCGTCCGCGGTCGCGGCCCGGACTTGCCGAATATAACTCCGGAAATCAGGCCCCTATAGGTGAATTCTATCTTGGCGATATTTCCGAACTTGCTGGCAGCCACCGCCGCAACTCCCTCGTAAACGCCATCTGGAAATTGTGGGCTTTCGCCCTGCTCGATCTTGCGCGCATAAGGCGTAATGTTGAGAAATACATATTCCGATGCGGGCGGCACTTCGTCTCCATCGACGAGCGAGCCATCGGCATAGAGTTCGTGTGATCTCTGATAGAGCCCAGGATGGGGATCGCGCTTCGAACCAATTGGAGAGCTTTCCTCAAGCGCGACCCTGACCCACTCGATGATGTCGTTCACCAACTTGAACTGATAAACGATCACGCCATCGGGGCTGACCTGATCCTCGCTCTTACCCTGACTACCATCGACGAAAGTATCGAAGGGCGGATCGAAACTGAGCGCCGCCTCATTCGTCGCTTCGGCATCGGCGAGCGCTTGCCGCGCAAATTCCGCAAGCGTCGCGCTGCGCGCCGCCGGCGAAAGGTCTTCGGCCAGCATGACCGCGACGTCGCGATCAATCGGCTCGACCTTGACCGTCAGTCCCATCAGCCGGCAACCGACATTTCGAAGCGCACCGCCTGGCTGCCCATCCGGATCGTCTCGACGGCGTCAATGTTCTGCAGGCGACCGGCGATGACCAGCTTGTCGTTCCGCCGCGGGATCGAAGGATCGATCGACTGGCCAGGTGTCGATCCGCCGGGCCATTGTGCGTTGGCGATCTGCGTCGGCGAAATCACCACGATCACCACTGCCTGTTCGACGCCGGCGACGATCTGCTCTTCCTTCAAACGCCAGGTGCGCACGCTGGCGCGGCACTTGACGTCAAGATTAGCCACGTTGGCGCCAAGCCCGACGACGCGCCGCAAAACGATGTCCTGCCCATAATCGGCCAGGGCTGAATCAAGATCGGCGATCGCGTCGTCCGCCTCGCTCATATCTCAGCGCGCGACTGCGCGGACCGTCAGAGTGCCGCCGGTGCCAGTAAAAGTCCCAACGCTGGTGATGACCACCTGGAGCTGATCGCCGAGGATGCCATCGTTGACGGTATTGGCGCTGAGCGGGGCATAATCCCCGATCGCCTTCGACAGCAGCCCGGAAAGATTGCACTGCTTGACGTCGGCAGCAGTCGTGAAATCGAACCGCGCGATGTCGCGCCAAGTCGTGCCGCCATCGAGCGAGGTTTGCACGTCCGCAGTGACGCTCGTGCCGCCTGTTCCGCCACTCCAGGATGCCTCGAGCGTCAGCCCAAGCATTCCGTCAAGATCGGTGATCGGCGTCTGGACCTGCGCCGTCAGCGGCGCCGTGACCGCGAGCGCCGCCAGCGTATAGGGACCGGGATTATCCATCTGATTTTCCCTCTCACGCCAGCGGATTGATGTAAGGGCCGAGATCGTCCATCACGTCCTGCGGGATCGACGGGTCGGTCGGCGACCCTATCCAGTAGGTTTTCTCGACGACGCCGGGAACGTTCACGGAACGCAGCAACGGATCCTTGCCGATCTCCGACCAATAGATGCGCAAAAGCTTCTCGGCAGCTCGCTTCAACCCCTCCGGCACCGTCGCCCAACCTGCGACGTAAGGCACCGTGATCAGGTCCTTAGCCCAATGCGACGGCGCGTCGTTGAAGAGGCGCAGCAAAATTCCGGTCGAAGGCCGAACCTCGAAGTCCGTTCCGGCAACAAGCGTAACGCCGGCCTCCACCACAGAACCTACCGAGACAATCGGCCGGCGCGCCAGGATCAATTCGCTCTGCGCCGTCATGTGATCGCGACGGTTCCACCAGCGATTGAGGCGAAAAGTTTCCGTGATGCTTTCTTGCCGCAGCGTCGGCGGCGTCGCGCCGTCGGCGGCAATCTTGCAGGCCTGCGTGATTGCGTCCGCAACGCGGGTGCCCAGACGATTGAGAGCGACGTCTTGGCTGTTGTTGGTGACGCCAACAGCCGCACGCAGCTCCGTGATCGTGAGCAGCGTCAGATCGCTCGCCGGCGTCGTGACGCTGATAAGGGACTCCAGCATGACCGATCTTAGTAGAGGCCAGAGATTTCGGACGCGGTCGTATTGGTCGACATGACCTGCGTAACACGGATGTTGAGCATCGTTCCTGCGGGCACGCCCGTAATAGTGTCGGTCGTGCCATCGAGATAGACCACCGCGAGATTGCCAGCGCCGCCGACCCACACTGCGCGGGTCGGCTGCGCGAACACCGTAGTGTCGCTCTTGGTGATGGCGAAGCCGCCGGTCATCGGACCGCCCGGCGCAGCGCCGGCGTATTCTGAGAACTTGTCAGCCATGATGCCGCGCTCCGCGCCGAGTGGGAGAAAATAGAGCCAGCCGCGCTACTAGACGGCGGCCGTAAACGGCGATCCGAACGACGCGCCGGTGGCGCTGAGCATGCCGTTGACGCTCCAGGTGTTCGCGGCAACGTCCTCGAGCTCGAACCATTCGCCGACCGACACCGATCCGGTCGTCGAACGGTTCAAGGTGATGGTGTCGGAGTTGGTCGAGACGGTGCCGCTGTTCGCAGCGGCAAAGCCGAGCACGACGTTGGTGCTGTCGATACGCGAGCCGCTGATGAGGCCAATCATGAAATCGGTCGAATTCGGCACCTGGACCTTGTGGCTGGCCGAGGTCGCGAGCGCCGTGACCAGGAATTTGAATTTGACGCCGGACCCGGTCGCCGCCGGCAATGTGACGACCGAACCGCCGGTAGCGTTGAGCTCGATCGTCTGTTTGTCGTTTGCCGCCGTGAGGGTAAGCGTCGAGCCTGCCGCCACATAGCGCGCGGCGTTGTTGGCCAGCGCCTTCATCGTCGCGGTGATATCGGTGCCACCGATCTGCAGCGCGCCGCCGCTCTCGACGTTGAACGTGCCGCCGTTTTTGACGACAAGAGCGTCGCCCTGGGTGACGTGCTGAATTTTCGTGGCAATTGTCGGATCGGACACGGCTGCAGCGGTCATGGTGTGTTTTCCTTCACCAGGGGGGATGGATGTTTGGAGTGATCGTAACGCGCTTCAATTTCGTCCGCGGTTGGGATATTTTCACGCGGCGTGAATTTGACGACCGTCGGCTTGCCATGGCCGCCGCTCACAGCAAGATCGAGCGTATCGTAACCGTACATGCGCTCTTGTTCGGTGCAGATGGAATCCAAAAGCGACGTCCCGCAAGGAACGCCCAAGGGGTCAACGATGCGAGGGCGCCGGCGCCTGTTTCGTTCGGCGAAGATGCCGAGGTGAAACTCCGTGCACGCCCTGCCCTTCTCGGCATCGTGCGCATTTGGGTAGGTGTAGTCGCACCCGAACATCGAGAGCCGCTTGACGCCGATGTGCGTGGCATAGGCCACTGCATACGCCGCCGTGTTGTTGAAATAAGCGTGGCCGCAAGAATTGATCACCGCTTCGAGCGGAAACTCGACAAGGCCGGGATAATCGGGATGCTTGCGGCTGGTATAGATCGGCCCCGGATGCTTGCGCATCCACGTGAGCATGTTGGCGATGTTGCTTTGCGGCCGAGCCGTCGCGCGGATTTCCTGAATGCGAACGTCGTCCATGTGGAAGATGCGATCGCACTGCAGCACATCGCCCAGCGCGTTAATCGTCCATACTTCATCGGCAAACGCATGACGCGAACCCGTGCGCTTAACGATGTCCATATAGGCCTCGGCCGAGGGGCCGAGGCCTACGATGACGACGTGATCCGGCACCGGCAGCGCGTCAAAGCGCCGCTCGAACTGCGCCATGTTCATTGACGACATAACGCAACGCTCCGCAACAGACCTTACGAAACGGTCGGCGCGTTGTTCGGGCTGCCGAGGATGAATTCGGCGTGGACCGGTGTCCCAGCCGTAACCGTCGATTTGACGTTGGCGGACACATAACGCTTGGTGCCGATGTAACCGATACGGTGAGTGACGTTCTTGGACACGCCAGAGGTGCGCACCGCGGCCGCGGCGATGGCTGCAAGAGACTCGCCGCTGGCGTTCGGGATCATGTTGGAGTCCGCAACCGACGTCATCGCGCCGGTGGCGTCACCTTCCATAAGCGTGGGCGTGATGGTCGCGTTGGTGGCCGTGACGGAACCGTAGCCGACCACGAGCTCGACGGCTTGGGCACCCGCTCGGTCAACCACTTTGCCGGTCTGACCGGTGCCCGTGGTGCCAACGTTTTGCGGCGAGATTGTGCGAACAACTCTGATGCTGTCGTGAAGATCGTACTGGCGCATTGGGATGCTCCCTTGTGGCTGCGTGCCAAAATGATGAATGGATGGTTGAACGGGGCGCGGCTGGATGGCCGCGCCCTTACCCGCTGACCGACAGCGCTTAGGTCGCGCTGTGCTGCAGGTACTTGATCGGATGCGTGCCGGCGTCGACGAGCTGGCCGTCCCAACGCTGGAACGCGAGGAAGCCGACCTGGTTGTAATCGGCATAGCGCTCGGTCAGGCGCAGTATCTGGATTCCGGCAACGCGGCGGATGAAGTAGTTGCTGAAATCGCCGAACAGCACCGACTTCGCCGACGCAGCCATCGCCGCCATGTCCTGATTGATGACATAGGGATAGCTGTTGATGGTGTCCGGCTCTTTGACGGCGAGCCCGGCCATCCACAACGGACGCCCGATACCATCCTTGAGCTTCTTGATCACCTTCAAGCTGGAATCCGCCATCATGAATACCGCTTTCTTGCGGTAGGCCGGATCGACGGAATGCTCCAACTCGACGAGATCGTCGAACACGATCGAGGTGGTTTCGCCGCTGGAGGTCGAGTTGCCCGCAGTGTAGCCGAGCGTCGCACCGGTCACCACGCCGGCCGGCTGGCTGGCGCCAGTGCCGGTCGTGAAATGCGTGTTGGTGATACGGCCCAGCCGCGTGCCGAGCTTGCCCGACAGCCACGCATCGAGATTGAACGCCGTGTCCTGCAGGAGCTGATTGGACACCAGCACCAGCTTGGACGAGTAGGTATAGGCGTTCATGGTGACGGCGCCGAAGGTGACATCCTGCGGAGACACTTGCGTGTTTTCGCCGAGGATGGCGCCGGTATTGGTCGTGTCGTTGTCGGTCGGGATCGGCAGTGCATTGCCGGTCGTGGTGTCGAACACGAAAGACGCATCGATCATGCCGCCGTAGGCTTTCTCGGCATCGATCAGTTGATCATAGAAGCCCTGCGGGACCGTGAAGCCGCCGCCGGTGTCAGTGCCGACACCGAGAGCCGCCCTGATGGCAGCGACAGTCCGCGCTGCAGCCAGATCGGCCGAACCGGCCATCAGTCGGCGCCGCGAGTTCAAACGCCAGCCCGCCGCCGCATCGGTGCCGTTCTGAGACGGAGCCTCGAAGGCGCGCTGATAGACCGCGCGCTCTTCCTCATTGAGCGCAGAGGGACCGCGGCGCAGCCAGTTGCCGAAGGCACGCTCTTCGAGCAGCGCCACTTCGCCTTCCTCGTCGGAGCTCGTGCCGTTCTCGCGGGCGCGATTGCGCAGCGTTTCCGCCTGCTCGGCAGTGCGCGTGTCAGCGATTTCGAGCCGATCAATCTGCGCCTTGAGATCGTCCGCCTCTTTCATCATCTGGTCGAACTTGGCGTGAGCTTCCGCGCCCGGTGCGTCGACAGCGATCAGCGCGCGGGCGTCTTCGATCAGCTTGGCGCGTTTTGCGCGCAATTCCTTGGAACGCATATCAAGGGCTCCATCTATGGGATTGGCGCGTCTCACGACGGGCCGAGCGTCTTGCCGAAGGACGTTTTGGGTTGAATAACCAGGGCGCGACGGCGGCGGGCCCCGATCGATGAATTTCAGGAGCGCGGCGGAAACCGCCAGGAGACCGCGCCGGCGCTCGGATGTTCCGCGTAAGGCACCGACGTCACCGGATAGGGCTCGCCGCCGCTCGGCATGAGCAGGACGTCGACGGCAGAATTTGCCAGAACGCGGGTGACGATGGCGGCATGCTCGTCCGAACCAGCGATCATTTGCCGCGTCCGCACGATGACCGGCATGCTCAGAACCGCGCGTTGCGCTCGCTTTTGCCGCGGCATGGCTTTAGGCAGCCTCCGCTGCGGCAACGCGTAGCCGCGCGCGCGCCTTTGCCGTCTTCGCCGCCGCTGCGGCGTCGTCGTCGTCGGGCTTCATGCGCTTTTCATATTTGTCGATGACAGCGCGCGCCTTGGTCTTGACGTCGTCGGGAATATCCGTGTCGGGCAAACGGCTCGCCGCCGCATCGATGCCGCTCTTGAACGCCGTCAGCTTGCCATCGACCATATCGGCGAACGGCAGCTTATAGCTGCCCTTGAGCTTCGGATTGTGATGATCGTAAGTGAGGAAGCCGCGGCGCGCCTTCGCAGGATCCGGACTGTCACCGTTGAAGCCGGCCTCATCGAGCATCCGCTCGGCCGCTGCCGGGCCATCCCACGACGCCTTCTCATCGATCGGCAGATTTTCGTCAGGCGCAACAATCCACTCCGGCGTCGTCGCGGC